TTGTCGTCATATGTAATACTATAATCATCTATTTTTTCAGATTTTACACCGACTTCTTTCTCGGACAAGGAAATATCATATTTAATCATTTTCGCCGCAACCATTTTAAGTGGAGTAGGATATTTAACCCTAGTAATAAATACCCCTTCCCCTTCGTCTTCATCTATTAACCTATTTACATCATTTACAACTATGCTATTATCGTTTACAGTTTGGACCGTATAAGGATTATCATTTCTTAATGAACCATAAACCCTAATAGTATCATTCTCAACTAATTGCTTATTACCTATCCCAGTAAAATTTATTTCATTGGTCGAGCCTGTAAAGCTTATTGTATTTGATGAAAAATAAACATAATTTCTATCAGTAAAATCTTTATTGCAATAATCACATATAACATTTTCAACAATTGGAATCATAATCTTAATAAAAGAATCATAAGTTGAATTGCTAATTTGCAATAAATTTTTAACTTCTGTTACTGTTACAATCATGTTGCTAACCTCCTTTTTAATAACCTAGCAAGGGCAAACCTAGCAAAAATTTTATACCTAGCAAGCAAACAAACCTAGCAAAAACTAATTATATTTCTAACTTAGCAAAATTTAAACCTAGCAAGCAAACCTAGTAAATAGTTATATTTCTAACTTAGCAAGATCAAACCTAGCAAGCAAATTTTAGTTTTATTTCTAATTTAGCAAGTTAACTTTTTTCATTTTGCCAAGTTTTCTATTTTCTATTTTATCAATAATTCTTTTTTCTTCTTCTTCTTTTTCATCAACATTCATGTATTTTTCTTCAGATTTATTTTTTTGATTTTTAAAATAAGTATCAAAATCCATTTCACAACCATTAGCAATTTCAACCAACCATAATTTATACATATTTTCCTCTTGTGTTCGTTCTATTGCTTTTAGATATAATTTAAGCCCACTTTCAAAAGGTAGGCCTAAAATATATTCTATATATGTAAAATCCTTATAATAATTCATCATTGGTTCAATGATGTTTTCATCTGTAAAAAAATCTATTATAAAGATATAATTTTTTATAAGATTTTCGATTATTTCTTTGTCGGTTAGTTGAAATGCTCCGCTTTTATCTCTTGAAACTTTTTTTTAAACTCGGACAAATCAACTATTTTACCGATAACTTTAGGCACTCCGGCAATAAAAACATCTTTTAAAACTTCTATAAAAGCATCTTCTTCCAAATTATCAATTTCAGTTTGATTTAAACCCTTGTAAGACATTATTAACTTGTCAATGCTCGATTCAGCTTTATACATGTTTTGAAGGACAAAAGCAAAAATATCAATTACAACTATTAAAACTTTTTCCTTTTGCCCCTCGGACTTACTAAGTATTTTATCAAGTTTTGTAGATAGCAAATATTCTGCATAGTGTTTAAAATTCACTTCGTCTAATATTCTGCTAACTATCATAACTTCTTTTTTCCTCAATTTTCTCTCACTCACTCGAAACACTCCTTTGATATAATAAAATACACAAAATATAGTATGTAAATTATGCACTTATCTCTTCTTGCATATTAAATGGCGGCGTACTTGGGGCCGCATAAGTATAAAACCCAGTGTATACCATTTCGCTTACGACCGCGTCCATACCATTAAATTCAAATCCGATATCATCCATATTGAAAGCATTTTGCACAATAATTTTACAATAAGTTCCGTCGGCCTTATAACCTTGGAAACCTACATTTGTTAAAACGTCAGCCGCCGCAAAATCAGTATCAAAAGATATTTTTTTATATGTTCCGTCTTGATCGCTACCATCTGAAACGGTAACATTGCAACCATACGCCATATTAACATAATTTATTTTTAAAAAATTAATTATCAATTTTGCAACAAACGTATCATATTGCCTCATTCCTTTAGTTGGTCCCATTGCTCCATCATATTCAACCTCACGAATTACTCTATCAATCGTAAGTTTAGAACCGCCGCGTGTTGCTCCAATTAAAGCCTCTCCGGATTCTCCAAGGTTTTTGTAAACTAGCCCTTCACCTAACATGATATCCTTGGCCTTTTCAGGAACCGCCGGGGCAAAAGTATTTATTCCCATGTCTTACACCTCCTTATGCAACATATTCATATATTTCGATTGGACAAATTAACCCGGACCCATACTTATAATGACCGGTAAATTCAGTTTCATTTACACTTTCGTCTTTATCTTCAAAAGCAAGTTCTAATTTTCCATCATTAAAAGCATTTTTCAAGACTATTTTCATTTTTTTACCGTCCATTCTTTGGCCGATAATAGTAATATTTTCTAAATAATCGTCATTGCCTATCTCTAAATCTGGCGAATATTGTTTATACGTTGTTTCGTCTGTGTATGTAAATGTTGAGCCATTTACCGGCAAAACTGAACTATCAGTTTGTGCTTGAATTAAGTCTATTGAGTCAACATAGAACTCTAAAGCGTCGTCGGTTGCGTCTGGTACTTCAAAAGATATACCAGTTACGGCACTCCATGAAGCCGTTCCTTCTTCTGTAAATGCTGACTTAAGGACTTTTAAATTAGTCCATTGATCGGCGGTTAAGGCCGACGCTTCAACATCATACCAATAATAATTTGTTTCGGTTTCTTCTGCATCCTTATGTATTCTTAATTGAATACTATCTGTTCCAAGTATAGCAAGCATAGCAGTAGTAATATATATTGAAAATCCAATATAATCGGCCGTGTCGGAAGTTTCGGAGTTATCAAAAGCCGTTAAGTCTTTCGCACTTGCAAAAACTTCATGGATACCATGTCCGGTTTGTGCCGACGCTATACTACATTTAGCCGATTGATCTCCACTATTAACAATAGTAGTTTCAGCCGCATAAGTACCCCCGTCATTTCCCCAGTTTCCACTTTCCCAAGTTCCGTCGCTTTCACAATCTGAAATAATTTTTCTATTAAAATATTTTAAATACAAACTTTTTAAAGTAATTTTTCCAACTAATCTTTCATATCTTACTAATGGCACTCCGTCACTGTCTAAAGTGGGACCATAAGCACCATCAAATTCAATTAATTTAATTTGACGTAATATATCAACTTTACAACCTTCTCTAGTTGCCCCTAGTAGTGTCTGTGTTGGCAAACCATAATTGGCATAAGTTTTAAACTTTCCCATTATAACATCATTGGCGACTGGTACTGTAGGCGTTACCGCAGTTATTGACATAAAATCACTCCTTTCTAATCAACTTTTAAAATATATCTTTGGTTATATCTTGTTATATTTGGTTCTGGGTCTTCAATTTCACTCTCAAAATCAATATGACAATAATAAAAGCCTTCACTTTCATTTTGAGTTGAAATATTCAATCCGATATACTCTGTCTCTCCTTCTGTTCTTCCATTCTTAACATATTCGGCCGCTTGTAAAATTTCACTATCATCATAACTATCATTCCAAAAATTAAGCTCTAATATCCAGTCTTTTCTTTCTCTTACAAGATAGTTACAAGCATTAAACTTATAAACTAGGTATGGAAAAGTCGCTTCATCTGGAACCTTAGTATCATAAACATTAATATTTGATAAATTTTCAAGCCTTTCCTTGACATATGTTTTAAGTTCGATCAATTCCATGTTTTACCCCTTTTACCCCTTCATACCTTTTGACATATAAGAAGCACTTATTTGTTTTAATGTACTTACATAATTTAAGGCCGCCGGCCTCATAAATGGATGAGCCGCCATTTTATAAGTCCCAAGTTCTTGGTATTTTGCATATGGCGTGTCATTCATTAAAAACAATTCATTGCGATTAATAACATATGTATTTCTTGATTTCAAATATCCAGTGTCAACGGCTACATGATAATCCATTTTAGAAACACAGAAAACACCCATTGCATTTAAAGCCGCAAGTTCATTTTCTTTTAATTGTCTCATAAATTTGCCTGTTCGATTTACTATTCTTATCATGACAACACCTTTTTATATATTTTATTCATCTTGTCAGAGTAATTTTTTAAACTGAAAACTTCGGCCCTTTTTCTTATAGCCTCTCGATCAATTTTATTATTTTTGAAATCATCAATAAACCATTCTAAAGCTTGTATGATATCTTTAGGATTAGACATATTACATGTATAATCACTAACAAGGTTAGTTTCGTTGACTTCACTAATAACCGGAACCCCACAAGTTAAAGCCTCTCCAATAGTTCTAGTTATAATTCTATTTGGACTTATAACACAATCCACAGAATTATAAACATCTAACATATTGGTTAATCTTCCATAAACATTACCAAGGCCGCCCAATTGTTTTAATTTATCTAAAACAATACCCCAACAATTAGGAATTTTCCCACCTTCTAATAAATCCATTCCGCAAATATGCACTTTAATATTTTTAAACCTTTTACATGCTTGTATTAATCCATTAACAACTTCATAATTGCATATGTCCTCACGTTCACTATCACATAATAATATATTTATTTCACCCTTATTTTCTAATACATTAACATTTTTTATAAAAAACCTTTTTTCGTCAATAACCGGATAGTCTAAAACAATATCTTTACTTGATAATACATTTTCCCAATATGACTTAAATTCAGGCCAAAAATATAACATTCCTTTTACCCTTTTCCACTTGCTTATATCATGATACAAAGTAAAAGAATTAAAGTTGTTACTGCTAATACGCTCCGGCCTAAAACAAGCTAACGGCCGCCCATGAACGGCCCACAATATTGGGGCTTGTGTTTTGACTATCCAGTTATCATTGCATCCAGTATGCATAATAATAATATCAGCTTCATTTATAAATAAGGGGTCGCTTGTTTCTAGACTAAAGTCGCCCCTTTCATCAACTTGCCCTATTATCCCGTTTTCCCTTATCCCATTTCTTGAAGCACCTGCATCAATAAAATATACGTTGTTTCCTCCAAGGATATCCGCTCTACTCATGTCTCTAGCCGCCTCATAAAGACCACAAGCATTAGGGGCAAAAGGGGCAATATGTACAATAATCATTTTAAAATCCTCCTATTATCCGGCCGCTACAACACCAACTGAATCTACCTTACTATCTGTTGTGCTAAATCCAGTTGATACAACCGTTGCAAGTGATACAACCGCAGACAAAGCCGAACTATTAGCAGTTGAAGCCGCTACCGCCGCACTATCTACCGCCGACAAATTAGTACTATTTGCAGTACTTCCGGCTGTGCCATAACTAGCAATAGCTGACAAGCTTGAACTATTTGCAGTACTGGCCGCCGTTGCCGCACTATCTGTCTTAGAATTTCCAGTACTCAACAATGTTCCTATGCTAACCGCTGAACTATTGCCCGTACTTTGCAAAGTTCCAACACTTTGAATCGCTGAATAATTTGTACTATTTGCCGTACTTGTTGCAGTTCCGACACTATCTGTTTTAGTTCCATAACTAGCTATAAGACTGTTTCCTGTACTTGCTAAAGTTCCAACACTAGTGATCTTAGAACCGTTAACAGTGCCTAAACTATTCGCAGTACTAACTAAGGTTCCAACACTAACCGCTGAACTATTCCCCGTACTTTGTAAAACTCCAATACTATCATTTTTAGCATTTGCAGTACTAACCAAAGTTCCAACGCTTACGGCCGAACTATTACCAGTACTAACTAAAGTTCCAACTGAATCAATTCCATCATTCGCCGTACTTATTGCCGCTCCGGCACTTACTATAGTACTAGCACCGGTTGATATATCAGTTGCGGCACTTGTTAAAGAACTAACATTTGTTGATTCCGCTGTAATTAGAGAATCAAAAACCGTTGCATTTGAAGCTATTTGACTTGACGCGGTCGCTATACTAGACAGACCATCGCCAATAGAATCCAACTTACCTTTTAATGTGTATGCCATTTGCTACACTCCTTTATAAGTAATTTTATTACCATTTTCGAAAATATCTAAGTTGTCATACAGTACTTAACCAATTCCATGATACATATATTGTTGTATTTAACAATATAAATGACCTTGCATACCCATCTAACCAATCAGCCCCGTCCATAGTTGCCCCTAATCTTACATTGTCACAAGATATAGCGGCTGGGGTATTAACTTTAGTTATTCCTCGATAGGTTCCATCATACCTCATATCAAATAAATTGGCCCCTGTATTAAATATAGTTAAAAGTTTATGCACTGTGCCGGTGGTAATTGTGTCATATATTGATACCCAACCCGATCTATTACTATCAGCCGCATAAACCGCCAATAATTCGTTTGTAAGATATCCGGTAGTATTACCAAAGCGAATACCGCCGTAATTATCTTCGAGATTAAACGATAGTTTTCGTGAAGAATTATAAGTAATTTCTTGATTAGTTTCAAAGCTTATATATCCACTCCACATAGTCCCGCCAGTGTCGCCAACGTCTAACCTATCGTCAACCCCATCAAATTTTATACCTTTTTCAATAAAGACTCCACTTTCACAAATTTTAGGTTGATAACTGCTATTAGTTTGGACTGCATTATTGCCATTTCCTGACTGGTCATAAAGAGTATGAACGTAACCATCACCGGAACCGCAAAAACTTTGTATAGCTCCACGATTAACAAAACTACCAGAAAAGCCGATATCTTTTGTCGCATTGTCAGAGCTTCTTCTAATTTTCATACAATATCCGGAATACTCTTTTGTAAGTCTATAAATGCTAAGGCCCATAAAAGTATAATTTAGTTGACTATAATAGTCTAATGGCCCCGTAAAAGCACCACTATAATTATTTTTATTTAACCCTAGTCCTAAACCTAACATGTTTTATCCCCCTAAATAAGCAATCACGCTACCACTACCCAAAGTAATACTTGTGAAAGTTCCATAAATAACAAACCCGGCCGGTACTGAAACACCACTTAAACCGGTAATGTCACCGACCGCCGTAACTGTCGAATCTTCTATTGCTTGTATTGCTACATAATTGTAGGGGCTTGTTGGTGTATGTGCATCGGTATCGTCTATAACTTCGCCACCATAACCGCCCATTGATGCAACAATTGAGCCTTTTTCCGTGTTCATAATTCGGCCTCATTTCCACCATATAATTTAATAAAATATAAACATTTTTGTTTGTGGTCCTCTGTCAAAGATACATAATACCGCCTTATCCATTTACGTTTTAAAGTTTCAGTTTCTATGTTATCCATTAAAAGTTTTTCAACTTCTTTTTTTGATCTCATTTTTACCCCCTAATTGGATAAGCAAAATGCTTACATCTTACATGAAATAGTCCTTGTGATCTTGCATAGTTTAATTCTTGTAAAGTTAAAATTTTATTTTCCCAAGGTATACACAACGGACAAGGCTTTGAGCTTGTCGTTATTTGCACTTTACCGTCTTGGTCTATATTTTCTAAAACACTTAGTCTTACTATCTCATTGTTAAAGTGAGTAGTACACATATTACTGTATGTCTCTATGTTCCATCTGGCCCCATTTTTCGCAGTAAAACCATGAATCCCTCTTGTTGCGTATTCGTCTAAAATTCTTTGTTTTACTATAGGGTCACTTGTCGCCTTTAACAATTTTAAAGTTTTATTGTAATCATCCCTAGCACTTTTATACATTCCATTCATGCTAGACATATAATCTTTTATCATTTTCTTAGCTTCTTCTGACTTGCTTATGCTTTCATAATGAGATTGAACAACCTGTAATAAACTATGATTAGTAAGCATTTTTCTAAACTGAAAAAACTTTTCAGCCTTTAAGTTCTTTAATGCCATATTAGAAACATTTTCATAATAGTTAATTAAATTTTGTTGAACATCACTCATTATAAAACCCCTCAATTATGAAGATTTTTTATGTATGTAAATACCGCCTAATTTATTTTCTGGAATAAACAATTCATGGTATAGTCTCGGTGCAAATATCCAACCGTCATGATCGGCGTTGTATTGTGGTTGAATTAATTTAGGGTCCATATGACGAATAACACCTATTACATATTGGATAGGTACAATCATAAAATTAAGCTCTTTTGACCCAGCACTTGGAGTAAATCCTCCGGCTGTTTCTCCGCCTGACTCACCATCATAAAAATCAAAAGCACTATAGAACCTTGCTTTAGGCACTCTTATTATTGGCATATCGTCAAGCATAGAAATTTTTCTTTGAATTTTTTGAACTGCATTATCATGCGTTACTCTAGTTTTGTAAAATTCGCCAGAGTTCTTTAATAGGTTATCAACTGTATTACTTAAAAATAACACTCTACCTTCTTCCGGTACCTCTGCATCATTTAAAGTCTGTACACCGGTGTCAATTGCATTTACAACGGTATCAACTGTTAAATCGGCAGTTGCATCAACACTACATAAATTACAGATTTTATGGAACCTATAAGCGTCAATTTCCGGTATAATTTGAGTTCTCATAATTTCAGCCATTAAACGGCCAACCATGAACATAGCTTCTTTTGCGTCCATAGTGTCAAGATTAAATTTTCTTGCCCTATCTTGTCCAAATGAATGCGTTTCCCATGTAACTGTCGCATCACCGGAAACATAACCATTTGATCTTGAATAATCACCCAATCCATTTACACTTACTTTTTGTAATAAAATTTCCTGTGCATTTTCCGGATTAAATTTATAAGTACCTTCCGCCGCTTCCATCATAGCAGTAACAGCCCCGGCCTTAAATATTTCGTCAAGCTTATCTTTGTAGGCTTTTGCATAAGATATACTATTTGCCATCTCTTACACTCCTTTAAACATCAAAATTGTTTAAATATCTCGCCCCAATCATCATCATTATTATTATCATTATCATTATCATTTTTGTTACTTTGTGTAACATTATTGGTTGATGTTTTAGTTACAAACATATCATTATATTTCTCTTTTAAATCCTTTACAACATCGTCAAGCCCTAACAAATTATCATTATCAAAAGATAACTTTTCAAAGTCAATTTGATTCATAAATACCTCTGGATGCTTCATTCCTTCACCCTTTAACTTATCAACTATTCTATACTGCTTTTTATTATTAATAATTTCTTTATCTTTTAAAGCTAAGTCATTTTTATATTTTTCGCTTAATTCGTTATACTTAGATTTAAATTCGTCATTACCTTTTAATAATTGCTTTGTCTCTTCTATTTGACTTTCATAATCTGTTATTTTTGCCTCGGTTGACTTTAGCTTGTTGCTAACTTCATTTAGTCTATCTCTTGGAACATATCCATTTAATAAGTCAAATTCATTTGGCTTTAACCCAGTTTCAAGAATTTTATTATATAACTCATCACCAATTTTATTCCTAATTTTATCACTCATGAAATTTCCCCCTATTTTTTACGCGATAGACCGCGAAGACTTGACATTTTTTTACATTGTTTTGTTCAATGACATAATAATAATTTAACTTAAACTATTATTTAAAACTATTATATCATAAATTTATGACTTATTCTTTAAATCTTCACTATTCATGTTTTTTTCGCCGTTGTCTTGTACTTCCATCATTTTTTGTTGCTGTTTTATATTTTCTTCTTTTTCTTTTTCAAGCATTGTAAGAGCGTTTTTACTGTCACTTATCCAAGGATGATTATCTAATATAATTTCCATTGGAACAAGCCCCATAGACTTAATACAATTGTCTATTTGTTCGGATTCATTAAATATCATAGACCTATTAAAAGTTATTTCTTCACTTAAAGAAGTCCTATAATACTCATTCAAGGAATTAACAAACTTTTCATAAAACAACTTCATTTCCGTCTCAAAATCATTTACCTTCATGTCTAGAGCTGAATATCTAGATTTAATAACTACATTTGTTATATTACTTTCTGATATTTTTTTATTTGGGTCCATACCTTCACCGACTTGGAATATAGCGTCTTTTAAAAGTTCTAATATAACTTGCCTAGCTTCAACTGGTATTTCCACCGCCATATATTCAATGTCGGCCCCATCATTACCGGCCGAAGGTATTCCAACCATTTTATATTTTTTCATATGAGCCATTGTTTTCTCTAGCTCTTCACCATCACCGGCAAAACCTTTTAATTTAATAATGGATTCTTGAAATTTATTTATGTTTGAAACAAAACCACTAGATATTTCATTGAACATATCTAATAAGGCCTTTAAATCCCCAGTTAATTCGCTCTTTTTTTCATCATTATTAAACATAGGTATAAACGGAATAAAAGTGAAGTTACGCCCCTGTACATCCTCTAAATTATCATTGTATTGATATTCATCATAGTAATGATAATCGGTTTTTTCTTGAATAACTTTTTCTTTCTCAACAAGTTGAATAGTTACCCCTGTTTTAGACCATATTTCAGCCCTTATTGTATCTTTATCAATTTCATAGTATCTTATTATTTCAATGATATTCTTTTTATATTTATCATACTTAGGAATTATCTCTTTATCTTCAACGAATATCCAATCTAATTTATTATCCTCAACATAAAAATGTAGCCAAGCAGTCGAATCTAAACAAGCATTTAGCCCGGCCTCTTTTAACATACTTTTAATCGTTGTAACTGTGTAATCGTCTTTTGTTTCAAGTTCCGGAGTTTTAGCAAGCAAATAATTAATTTTTTGCTTAACTAATATTTTAAAATAATTAACATAAAGCTCTCTTTTATTTTCTTTTTTAAATGTGTGTATTTCACCATTCGAGGCCGTGTGGATTTCGTCGCTTTCATCCTCTTTAAGCTTATAGTTATAATAATCTCTAGCCTTGTATTTATCTCTCTTCTTTTTTATATCCTCTTTAATAATTTTAACAATATCCATTCTTCTTACCTCCTTACACCAAATTTTAGTTTGCTATGTAATATAAAGCGCTCTAATGCGTAACGTACGCTTGCACTTCCGTCTGGCTCGTCAGGGAAATCATATATTATTTTGCCTGTTTTTTTGTCTTTTTCATACTCATAATTTTCAAAATCCGAGGCTATATTCGGAGTTCTTTTTTTGTCTATTATTATTCTAGCTCGATCTTGTACCCACTTTATACCATGATGTTTTGAGTCAGGGCCTTTTTTAGCTTTTCCCACATTAAGGCCGTATAAATTCATTTCATTAATTGTCCGAGGGTCTTCGCTGTCACCATTTATATAAGTACTTCCGGCCTTGGGTTTTATTTGCATAGCTAACATTTTGTTTGATGCATGATATAAGTATACTTCACCAAGAATATAAATCCAGTCTTTTTTTAAATTGTAAAATACTTCACTATAACATGTTGCGTGTGAATATCCAAAGTCAAGACCTCGGTATATTTTAGTCATTTCCTGTATTTCTTCATCTGTTATCGTCCTATACTCAACAAGCCCGTCTGGATTATCTTTAGTTAGTTCTGGATATATTTCGAGTCCTTCCCCTAATACTTCACCTAAATACATATGTCGGTATTTTCTATTATTATTCTTTTTGATCTCTTCGGCTTCTTTTATAAATACTTTTCCTAACCATTTTTCCGGAACATCTAAATAAGTTGAATGATGGACAAAACGATTATCGACTTTTTTGTCCATTTCTTCATTAACCCAATTTTTACGACTAGCCGGTGGATTGTACATATAAAAGGCCGCCGCTTCATTTCCACCTCTAAACAATGATTGTAATATACTTAATATTTCATCCATTCCGGCGAACTCGGTTAATTCTTCAAAAACAGCATATTTACAATAACCCTTTTCAAATTTAATAGACTTTATTTTATTGTAATCGTCTTGATTAGCACAACCCCTAAATAAAATAGTGTTATTCTTAAACCAAATTCTCATTGGTGTTTTTGTGCTATTCCAATAATCATTTAGCCCTAACATATTAATGGCCCATAAGAAATTAGTAAATACACTTTCTTTGATAGTATCTTTTATTTTTCGAAGGCCTACACAATGTGTTATATCACCATTTAAAGCATCTTGAGTCATTTTATAAATAATATATAAAAATGCAAATGAAGATTTCAAAGAACCCCGGCCGCCCTTCATAACATAATGGATATGTTCTTTTTCTTCAATATCCCAAAACATTTTATAATACGCCGGGCCTATACATTCTTTTAAATATATCTTATCCATTTTAACCCCTCGGTATATCATTTATTATAATAATCTTATATTTATTTTCCTGTGCTTTGGTTGGTTCTTCATCCAGAATTAATATACATGATTTATCTTTTATTAATTGCTCTAACTCTCTTAACCTACTATGATTTTTCATTTTTTAATAACCCTTCTAACACTGTCAAGCGGTCTTCAAAGTCCGTAACCTCAAAGGATTTTATCATAATGTTACATAAATAACCTATACAACGGGCCTTTTCACTATCCATTTTATCATCATGGACCGCGTGGACAACGTTAGCTAAATATTGTCTAACTGATTTCGCCGTGTCAAGTCTTTTCTTGTAAATAGCCATCTAAAACCCTCCTTTATTATAATTATATGATAATTTGAATTAAAACACAAAAAAGCCTATGATATCATAGGCTTTGTAGTTTTCTTACTGCTTTAATTGTGAAAAAAATTACTGAAGGTATTAACGTTGAAAATATCAACATTACCATAAATATAACAAACAATATAATCACTTGCATAATATTATACCACACTTTTACATTCATTGTTAATACTTGCTATATTCCTCTTTCTTATCTCTCTTTGTATTATCATTACGATTGTTGACAATTGATCGCTATCATATAAACTAATAAACGTCTCTACAAATTTATAATTCCCCTTGTTATCGTGCATCATAGCAATAACAGATTCATTCATTCTTTTTCGCCTCCGCTTCAATTTCTTCTAATAATTTTTCGAAATAATCATTGTTTAGAATATCCCCTATTTCCCTTTTACTTTTCATTTTCTTCTATCTCCTTATCTTCAAATATTTTTAAAACAAGCTCGCCGCCACCTGTCTTTTCTAATACAACGTCCTCCACAATTTCACCTGTTTGAATGTTTATAATATCTTCGCCCTTTACTTGAAGAACCTTTTTATAATTGTTCCAATCGACTTTCCTTACTTCTTTAATAAACTTACTTGGAACATTATCAATATTAAATTCTTCTTTTAGCTTCATTAAGTGACGTTCTTTTTTAAAGCTAACTTTACAAGACGGCAAATTATAAGCGTACTCCGTCTTATTTTCCTTCATTTCTTTTATATCCATCATAGACTTGATTTGATTTTCAAGTCCGTTTCTTTTGGATAATATATCATAAGTATATTGATCTATTTTCCTGTTATAATCATTTATAACCCCTAAACAAACGTTAATCATTCTTTCTTTTTCTTGCTCGTATTCTTTAAAATCTTTTATTAATTTTTCTATAGTTATATCCCTTTCTAAACTCACATTAAACCCCCTCTACCAAAGGAATTAAAGAGGGGAATTATTTCGCCCCTTCTTTTTCCTTTCTTTTTTGTATTTTTCTTTCTAATGACATTTTAATAGTTTCTTTGTCCGCTTCTTTCATGAATTTCATAAATGGCCCATAGTGTACATCTAGCCAATCATTTTTAGACTTCAATTGGAAAGCTTCTTTTACAAGGCTATCAATCAATTCTTTGTCTTCTTCTGTAGTAAAGCCTTTTTCTTTAATCGTAGCATAATACGCTTTTAAGTTTGTGTTTGTAATCTTTTTTGGTTGTTGTTGCTTTGGTTGTGTAGGTTGTTTTGGTTGTTGTTGTCTTGGAGTATACTGGCTTTTGGGTTGATCTTTTGGCTGTCTCTCTTCTATATCGTCCGTACTATTTAGATTTAGCAGTGTTGTAAGAGCATAACGCCTAATATAACTTTTTACGGCTCCATCTGATTGGACCATATTATTCATAAGTGGTAACTTTTGCATCCCTGAAATACTACTAAAATCAATTAATACCTCTCTTTTTTTATCTTCTATACAATCGTACCAGATGCATAAAATATTATCTTTGTTTATCATTATTTCTAAGTCTATATCGTACTTATCCATAGCAGGATGCAAAGCACTAAATATAGTTCTAAGTGTATAATAGCCCTTACCTGTATTAATTTTTTTGCCGTCCTTTGTTCTTGATGAAATTTCGCCAAGTTCGCTCGACTCAATTACCGCGTCAAAAGTCTCTTTTTTAACTAGTCTAATCCTTTTGTTAAAACTCATTTTACTTATATCCATAATATAATTACCTCCTAGAAATTTAATACTTACTATATTTATATTATATCGGATATTTTATCCTTTGTCAAGTTTTTATCTACTTTTCTCTAAATCTTTTTAATGTTTTTTCGTAGCTGTTACCTTGGAATAAATGTAATGAAAATAGTTGCAAGCATGAATCCATAGATAATATTGACTTTGTCGCATAAGTACTTACAACTTCTATTAATTCATCTTTATTTATATTTATTCCTTCCCTTACTGCTACACTTGCAACAATGTCTTCGGCCCTTCTATTTATTTGGTAACTGGTATTAAAAGCATTTTTTGTTATTTTTATATTTTCATAAACACTCATAATTGTTCCTCCACTTGTTCATTTTTAAATACTTGCTCTTGATAACTTTCCAGTCTTATAGCTTTTTGTATCATAGCGACAACTTGGATTAATTCTTGTATTGCCGCAATTGCTGTATTTTCCATACTTTCCAATATTGGCTTCACTTCTGCTCTCTCTTTGTCCTGTCTTGTTGCGGCCCAAAAATTATATTCTAAATAATAATCCCATAAATTTAATATTTCCTCTTTGGCTTCTTCGATTTCTTCTTTCATAACTGCATACGATTCATGTCTCGACTGGAATTGAGGAAACTTTTTATTTGCTTGGATTAATTCGCTATTTACTAAATTCATTAATATATCTAAGTCTTTATCATTCATTATCCATGAAAACCTCCTCAAATGTTTTGTTTAAAGTTTCTAATATTATTATTATCTCTGACATCTTAAACCCATTTATATTTACTATTTTCCGATAGAGACTATCATATTTTATTCCTAACTTGGCGGCCATGTCATGGACTGTTAGGCCCTTTTCACCTAACAGCCTTTTAAACTTTTCACCATTAAACCTATAACTCATTTTCCTTGTCCACCTTTATTTGATTTTTTAACATTTCTATGTTACAACCAACTCTACCAAGTATAGAATCAATCTTTTCACAATCTTTTTCAATCATTTTAACAATGTTTCTAATGTCTTGAATATCCAATCTAAGTCACCTCCAAATGTTAGGCCTATTATAAAGCCTGTAAATAATATTCCTAATATACCTACTAAAACATACAATAAACACCCTTTAAACAACGACTCATAATCTTTATCATTCATTTTTTTACCTCTTAAATATTTTTATTGGTGTATGTAAAGCCAATAATTTCATTGCCTCCATTTCAGTGATTGGTACTCTAACCCCTTCTATATATTCCTTATACCAATCATGGCCATAACACACCAGTTTAACCCTTGTGCTTGTTGTTGTCGTTTTCACTGTAAATCCCTCCTTTTAAAGTTCCCTATACACCCCATGAAATTCGCTTACAAAATTTATTCAGCTAGACTTAATATTTGGTCCATTTCATCATTTGCAAATTTCATTATGTACGTTGCTTGCATTATGTCGTTATATACCTTAATTTTGGTCTTAGCGTATCTTAAATAGATTTCTATTTTTAATAAATGTTTTGCCGCTTTTTTATACTCAATTGAGTTCATATCAAAATGTAACCATTGTTTTGTTAAATATGCAAGTGACATCATACTTTCAATTGTATTTAACATATCATTTTTTATTAACTGGAATTTATCCATTTGTTTACCTCCTTTGGAGGGGTTAACCCCTCCAATTTTATTTTATGGTACCGATCAAAATAGTTGCTTCTGTGATCGCTACTGTTGCCCTAGTAATTTCAAGTTCCATTTGTTTTTGAAGTTTTGCCGCCTTGGCAACATCTTTTAATATTACTTTGGCTATTTCTTTCTCTATCCCTTCGGCTTTTGAAACTCTTTGTTTTGCAACATTTATTTTGCTTAATACTTTGTTGTATATAGCTTGATTAGCTTTATCATTTTTCAACTTATATACTGTATTCTCTAGCCCTCTTAGTTCTGTTTTAATTTGATTTATTATTTGACTCATACTCTAATCCTCCTAGATTTATTTTTTGGGAAGACATATTTTAAAATATGTCTTCATCTTCCATTTCTTCAACTTCCATTTTTGAAGCCTTATAATCTTCATATTGACTTAGTGTCATATGCAACGGACACTCCATTATTTCATTGTATTGCTCTTCTGTTAATTCCCACGCTTTTAGTTCGCTTGCCACTGTGTTTCTAAATTTTTGATTAGTCATAATCTAATCCCCCTTGATTTATTATTGTGTTGCGACTTACTATATTTATATTATATCGGATATTTTATCCCAAGTCAAGTGTTTTTCTTAAAAAAACACAAAAAAAATAAACCAATCTAAATTGAAAGGTTTAAAGGTTCTACACAGAACTTTCAAATAAATTCGTTTTCTATTACGCATCAAAATTATTATATCACTGTTTTTCTATTTTCACAAAAGCATCAAAACCCTTTTTCGCCAGTGCTTTGACTTGTTGGTCCGCGTTTTCCTTCTTAGTATATGCACCGGCCTGAACTATATAAAGCTTATCTGGTTTAGTCTCTGGCTTTTTTAATATTACACCATAACGCCTTAATATATAAGAAGCTAAGAAAAAGCTTGCCTTATCCTTAAAAGCTTCTGTTTGCCCCTTTTTGCAGTCATCGCGGTTATCTCCAAAAAACATTTCAATAAATTTTACTTTGCAGTTAGACGGTGTATTTCTGTGTAAATAATAATAATCGCCATTGTTGCCACGCCTTTGGACTATACCACGATTATTTAAACTAAATTCTTTACAATAATATTTCAAAAAATTTGTACAAAAAATATAATCACTATGGCTTTTTGGCGTAGATATACTTAACAACCATTCGGCCCCTTTAGATATTCCATTATAAGCATTGCAATGTATTGAGTAGGCTTGAACTGATTTAAATTTACTTGCTAAACTTTTCATTGACTTGGTTCTTGTTTCTAAAGATACGCTTGTGTCAGTGGTCCTTGTAACATATACCCTACTAAAATAAGGTTTACATATTTTCTCTACCCTTTTAAATATGTCTAAAACATAAGTCTTTTCGTATGTTCCGTCGTAAAATATACAGCCTGTGTCTGTGCCTCCGTGCCCTGCATCAAGATATAAACAGTCGTTTGTTGGGTCTTGATCGTGCTTAATAGTTCCTAATCCTTCAATGTTATACCAACTCATCTAAAGCCCTCCTTATGGATAAAATACCTTAAGAATGGACAAAACAGCCGTAGCCGAGGCGGTAATAGTTGCCGTTATTATTCCACCTATCGCCGTAACCTTCTTAAGGCTCAATTCACTCTGTCTTATTGTTGTATCTCTTATACAATTTTGACGGTTTTTTTTACAATCGTCTTTCGTTACCATTTGATCTATTTTGGATTCAATTCGGTCTAAACGGTGGGTTAAATCTTCCCTAAGATTTCTAAAATTTTCTTGTACCATATCAACAATTCTATCCTCTGACACTGATTTTCTCCTTTCTTTAGTATTTTTTATTGATAAAGGCTATAGGTGTATTTATATAACAAACCTATAGCCCAAACATTAAATCAAGGAAGTAATTCTTCTTAAAACTATTTCAATAAGTATTATCAATACTATTTCACTAACTACTATATTTATTGTAAAACCAATCTATAGCGAACACAACCATTTTTAAATAACAACCCTTAATGGATATTATATCATTTTTGTTACAAAAAGCAAACAAAAAACCCAAAAAAATGGGCTTTTTGTATTTTTGTTTGTTTAGGGAAAACTAAACAATATGTCATTTCAGTTCCAAAAAAAAATTACTTAAAGTATGTAAAAACTAATACAATTATATCATAAAAAAACCCTCTTTCAAGGATACAAAGGAATTTATTCTATTCTTGAATCTATCAGTATTGAGATCAATTGTAAATAAATGTCAACTAATCTACATATAATAGGCATTATTGCATATTAAACATGTGGTCAACACTACAAGCCATAATTTATTACAAAATTACGTTGCATATGTTACGAAATTATCAAAAGACTACAAAATTCATTTCAGCCAAATTAACAATGTTAACTCTAAGTTAATTATTTGCCATGTTCATATTTCAACTTAAGCACAAAATTATCACATTGATGCTGATAGAGTTGGTTTAATGTTATTAAAATGTTATAGGATAGTTATTTAAAAAAAAATCAAACCTTCCGACAACCTTCCGACAAACTTTCCGACTTATATTCTTTTTCTTTCTTTCTTTCTCTAAGAAGAGAAAAGAAGATAATAAAGAAGTATAATCGGAAAGTTCGGAAAGTCGGAAAGTTTTTATAGTATTTCTCTATAGAAAAAAAAAGATACACACAATTATATTTTTTATATGTATATACACACTTTTTTTTTATATAGAAACTTTTTTTTGTTAAAACCTTTCCGGCTCTCCGAAAACTTTCAAAACAAAACTAGCAGAACGGCTATAAGTCGGAAGGTTTGTCGGAAAGGTTTTAGCGGACAGTTAAAAAACTATTCGACTTGTTTTAAATAAAACCAAAATCGGATAAAAAAACACTAAAATTGTGTTAAAAAATAAACAATTATTGATTTATTTTAAAAATGTGTGTATAATTATATGTATAGCAATCAAATATTATATGTAAAGGAGTTGTAAAACAATGGATATAAAAGAAATTAAGGTTAGGAAAAATATTGTGTTAAATCAAAAAATTAATAATAAATTAATAGAATTATCAACTAAAACTAGATATAGCCAGTCGGAAATAATTGAAATGGCATTGAAAAAATTAGATAAAATTTTTGATGATGATATCGACTCAAAAATAAGAAAAATAACATCAAAAGCTAGGATTAGCGAAAAGGAATTAACAACTTTAGTATTAAAAAAGATAGTAGGGAAGTAGGTGTAAAATATGTCAAATAAAATAAGTCCAATAACATCATTAGAAGAAAAAAAAAGATCACTATATGAAGACGACAAATCGGAGTGTAAACAGTTATTAAAAGAAATTGGAATAGATTTTGACATTGGAAAGATAAAAGATACAAAAAAACTTTTAAAGAAATTTAAAACTATCGTTCGACAACATTCTTTTGATTATCCTGACTTTACAACAACGGCCGGAGGGTTAGTCAAGCCTCATTTAACTACAAGGAATATAGGTATTTTAATAAATAAATTGGGTTATAAAATAATTTATGATGAAATTTTGCAAGATATTTTATTTACAAAAAATAATAAACAATATGAGTTTAGTGAAATAAGCAATAAAGTTGAGGACGAATTACAAAAACAAACTTTTTCAAAAACAAATTATGATATTCTTTGCAGAAAATTAAAAAATTTAGGAAAAGAAAACTCTATCAACCCAATAAAAGATTATATCTTAAAATCATATGATAAATTTAAAAACAAAATTAATTATAATAAATTAGAGCTTGATAAATTATTTAAAACAATAAAAGGCCGAAAAGAAGACGAAAAAATAAATTATATGTTATTCAAAACTTATATGTTAAGCAGAATAAGTTGTCAGTTTAATCCTGACTTTGCTTGCCAAGGGGCTTTGACTTTTACAGGAAAACAAGGGGCCGGAAAAACAACTTGGTGTGAAAACTTAACACCGCCAGAGTTAAGAAACTATCATGTCAGTGAATCAAGATATATTCCCGGTGATAGAGACAACAAAATGAAAAATATTAGAGCTTGGAGTGTTGAGTTTGCGGAGGTTGGGAGAACATTAAAAGAAGTTGACGCTACAAAAGCCTTTATAACTACAAAAACAGATACTTATAGAGATTGGTACGAATCAAAATCAGAAAAACATAAAAGAAGAACTGTCTACACTGCTACCGTTGACAAGGACGAATTTTTAGTTGATGATGTTGATCGTAGGTGGTGGCCTATAAAAATAATTGATTATTTTGGGAGATTAAACAATTTAAATTATGAATTACTATATGCTGAATTGTATCAAATGTATTTAGAAAATCCTAAGAATTGTCATGAACTAGGAAAAGAAGGTTTAAAAATATTAAATAAACACAACAAAGAATTTAGGAAAAAGGATTATGTCGAATCCTTATTGATGAATACATTTGATTGGCAATCAGAACCACGCTACAAGGTTCCTAATACTGATATTATAACACTTATAACGAATGATAGCAGCATTAATAGCAAAATAAATAATACAAATCTTGGGTTAGCTTTAAAGAAAATGGATGTTGAATATGAAATAAAAGACAAAAAAACTAAGCAAAAATTATACTATGTTCCAGTACCAAGAAAAATAAAGAAAAATATATTAAGTGTTTTTTTAGAACAAAAATATGAACAAGTTTATGAAACCATTGAAAGAGAGAGCATAATAAAACAAGATGAAAGCAAAATAAACAAAGGATGATAAATAAATGAGTATATATTTAAAAAAAGCTAGTAAAAGACAAAAAACAATATCATACAATATAGTCATGGTATTAGAAGACTTAACAATGGAGTTATACACAGATAATTCTTTAAAAAAAGAAGTTAAAGAAGCATTTGGAGAAATGAACAATCAAATTTGGAAAATAATAAAAGGTTGTAGTGAAAATGATTTAGATAAAAATAACGCATTTACGCTAAAAGATGCAAATAAAGCAAAACATAAAATGGAATTATACTAAAATAAAGGAGAATAAACAGATGAGTAATAAAAAGATAATTGGAATAGGAATTGTAATAGTTCTTATGTATTTTACTATATTAATATCGAATGAATATGTCATTTTTTCTGCTAATAATTCTAAAACAATATTAGTAAAAGAACCCACTAAAAAACCTACTCCAACAAAAACAAAAGAAGTAAAAACAGTTAAACCGACTTCAACAAAAAAATATTATAATGCTGAAAGATACTCACTTTTAATGGATGAAAATTTAATTAATTTTAGAGAAAAACCTATAGAAGAAACTATAAGCTATATTAATACTACTTTCAAAGATGATTTAAAACTAATAGAAACAAAAACAATAGAAAGTAAAAAAAATAATTATCATATTTATAAATATGAAAGTAAAGATAAAAGCATATTATTGCTTTATAGTGAAAAAAATTTTTGCATAGCTTATGATTGGGAACGTGGTCAAAATAAACAAAACTAAAAAGAAGAATGATAAATAAATAAAAGGATCCAAAACAGGGTTAAAAACACAAAAACCCTCTTCCAAGAAAGGATAAGCATATGAACAAAAAGAAAACAGATAAATTATCAGAAAATAAACAAAAACATCCACATAAAAATGATATGGATTTATTAGACCCACATGGATTTTGGGGCAATTTTAAAGAATTTGATAATGATAATAAAATTCAAAAACAGGAGGATAAAGAATAATGAAGAAACGATTATTATTTGATTTTGACGGAGTAATACATAGTTATACATCTGGATGGCAAGGAATAAATGTTGCTATAGATGAACCAGTAGAAGGTATAAGAGAAACTTTGGATAGATTAATTAATATGGGATATCATATAGTAATTTATTCATCTAGATGTAATGATTTAGACGGAATAAGATGTATTGAAAATTATTGTAGTTATTATAGTATTCCTTATCATGAAATATCAAATAAAAAAGGGATTGCCTATTTAACCATTGATGATAGATGTATTTGTTTCAATGGTAAAACAAAAGAATTAATAGGACAGATAAAAAATTTTGTTGTATGGAATAAAAATACTAAATAAATAAAGGATGATTGAAATATGAAAAATAAAACAATAATTTCATGTGAATGTAAGGACAATAAAAATATTTATCTTATAGAAAATATTTCTATGAGTTTATGTAAGACTTGTGCCAAATCAAAAGACAATATTATAAGATACTTAAAAATGAAAGGAGAAATAACCAATGAAATTAAGTAAAACTGTTTGCAACAACATAATAGATAATACTACCGGAAAACCTCTTGAAATGATTATAGTTGATGCAAAATACTTAAAAAATATCAATCACGACGAACTTATAAAAAGCCTAAAAAATCTATTTAAGGAGGAATAACCAATGATTAAATTATACAATTACCAACAAGAACTGATAAAACACATTAAAACAGCCCTAAAACAAAAATTTAGGGCTATATGTGTAGTAAGTCCTTGCGGAAGTGGAAAATCAATAATTCAAGGATATATAGCGGCTTCTGCAACAAAGAAAAAAAATAGAGTTCTTTTCCTTGTACATAGAAAAGAACTCTTACAGCAAATCGAACAAACATTTATTACCTGTGGCGTCAATTTTAATTATTGTAATATTGGAATGGTTCAAACGGTTTCTAGGAGGTTAACCAATGAACCAAAACCCGATATTATAATAACAGATGAAAACCACCATTGCTTAGCTAATAGCTACACAAAAATATACGAACATTTTGACGCGTCAATATTGTTAGGGTTTACAGCTACCCCAATCCGCCTGAACCAAGGCGGATTAGGAATAGTGTATAAAAAACTTGTAAAAGGGCCTTCCGTAAAATGGTTAATTTCTAACCAATTTCTTTCTTCTTTTCGATTATACAGTAATCGTATAATTGATACAAGTAAATTACACATAAGAAATGGAGATTTCAAGAAAGATGAAGTAAACGAACTCACAGAACAAAAGATAGTATATGGTAAAACGCTCAAGAATTGGACAAAGTTGGCCAATGACAAAAAAACTATCGTCTATTGTAGCTCTATCAAGGCATCAAAGGAATTAAGCTTTGAATTTTCCCAAGCGGGAATAGTTTCGGCCCATCTTGACGCAACAACAAGCAAGAAAACACGCGAAAAAGTTATAAATTCGTTTAGGAAAAACAAAATAAAAGTATTGTGTAATGTTGATTTATTTGGAGAAGGGTTTGACGTTCCGGATTGTGAATGTGTAATATTGTTAAGACCAACTAAAAGCCTATCATTGTACATACAACAATCAATGCGTTGTATGAGATATAAAGAAAATAAAGAGGCAATTATCATAGACCAAGTTGGCAACTGCTATATCCACGGGTTGCCAGATGATAATAGAGAATGGAGTTTAGAAAGCAAAAAGACTAAAGAGGTAAGCACAATCAAAGAATGTAAATTATGTTTTGCTGTCGTTCCAACTGGGGCAAAAGTTTGCCCCTATTGCGGAAATGAATTTTTAACTATGGTAAGAGACAGTAAACCAATGGAAATAAAAGACATAATTCTAGAAGAGATCAAAAGTGAAAATATCTTAGCAACAAAACCGCATGATTATGCCAAGGAAATAAAGGACGCTAAGACACTGTTAAAGTTTCAGTTATGTAAAGGGTATAAACCAAATTGGATTAATTATCAGCTAGACAAATACGGATATAAAATGAACATTGCTTTTGATGATTTAATAGCTATTCAAAAAATGCATAATTTTAAATTTATGTGGTGCATTCATAAGGCTAAAGCTTTAAATGTTGATATACCTAATCAATACAATATTTTAAGGAGGTATGCAAATTGACCGAGCATGAATTACAAAACCAAGTCAGGTTAGAATTATCTAAATTAGGTTACATTACATTTAGGACCAATGTCGGAAAAATTCAAACACAGGATAAAAGATATTTTAAAACAGGTTTACCAAATGGCTTTAGTGATCTTATTGCTTTGAAAGAAGGGAAAACATATTTTATAGAATTAAAGACAGGACGCAACAAGCCAACTAAAGCACAGCTAAACTTTATCAAACAAATGCAAAACGCCGGGTTTAACGCCGGTATTGCATATAATATGAATGATGTAAAAAAGATACTTGAAAACGGATAGTATATCCTATATAATTATACATATCAAATAAGCAAATTTGAGCGTTTTAACACTTGGACTTATTTAGACAAGTTAGAACTTTAAAACGTTAAATATGGCCTTAAATTTAAAATCTAGGAGGCAAAAAAATGGATAACTTAGACTTAGCAAAACAAAAAATAAAATTAATAGATATTATTCCGGGAAGTAGAAAAAAAACAGGTAAATGGACTTTTATAAATCCTTGCCCTATTTGTGGACATAATGACCACTTTACAATCACAACACACGACAACTGTTACCAAAGTCAAAGTAAATGTTGTAAAGGTGGGTCAATAGTTGATTGGTTTATTGAAAGTGAAAACTTATCCAGAAAAGATGCAGTAAACAAAGTTTTAAAAATATCTGGACTAGAGAGAGAAAAAGTAACCCATAAAGAACTCATTAAAATACAAATAAACAAGCAATTACAAGAAATTATCACGGAATCAAAAGAGGTAGGCTATAACAATTATTTTAATAAGTTAGTTGATATTGAAAAGAAGCTAAGAAAAAGAGTTGAAGAACTTGACAAAAAAACGCCATTTAATGTTTGGTTACTTGGATTTCTAGAGAAATGGACCAATATATTTATAGAATATAATCCAGAAAATTATAAAAAAATGTTTGACGGCCCATTTATTGATGATTTTGAAATGGAATATAATAATTTTATAAAAAACGAATCTTTATTAAATGCTTTGTATCAAATAGAACATTTGATATAATGTTAATACTATGGTTAATATTTAAATATCACACGTTCTAAAAATTAAAATCATTATTTATTTAATAGCTGAAAACTTCAGCTATTTTATTTTAACCAATTTAAAAGCATCCTTTTTCACCTTTACAAACTTTTCAATAACATATAGCATATTAAGCATACTAAGCATACCAAAAATACAAAGGAGGTAATTATGTATATACGAAAAGCACATTTTAAAAAAGGCACTAAAAGCATTTTAGTAAACTTACCAATCCCATATATTACAAGGCTTCAAGTAAAGCCCGGCGATTATCTAAGGATAAGCGAAGAAGATTTTAAAATAATAATAGAAAGGATTGATTTTCCAATTGAAGTTTCAGAAGAAGAAGAAGAAGACAGAACTTGACAAGGCTTTTATACGTGCAATTGAATTTCTTGTTGTAATGATAATAATTACAATAATCTTAGGTGTAATGGCATTTTACAAGCCATTTTAAAATAGGAGGTTCTAGAATGGATAAATACTTGTTTGTTGATTACAGAGATATAATAAAACTATATAACGACGATTATAAGGATAATGACAAAGGTTTAAAGGGAAAGCAATTAGCTGACTTTCAAAAGGAAATTGAATTTTTAGAAACTAAGTTTACTTTGATAGAGGTAAATTATAATTACGGATATTGTATAATAAAAAATGCAACAAAAAGCATCCCACATGTGAAGTTTAAACCATTAATAATTGAATGTATGGAACCAAGTTTACCATGTGATGTATGCGAAAAATCGTGCGAAATATTAGGAATATGCACATATAGAAAATCTTAAGGAGGATTTTAAAATGAAAAAAGCAATTATTTTTTTTATAACAATCGGGTTGTTAGGATTAATATTTGGAAGTTGTGAA